GCTACCGTGACCGAAGCGCCTTTCGCGCCCGAAGCATCGTCTTCCTCACCCACGCTTTCAGCCTTAGTGGTCAGGCCGAAAGTTACGGTTGGGAAGTTGCTCTGAAGTGCCCGAAGAACAGACATCTCGGAACCAGCAGAGTTCAGGATTTTGGTGGAGCAGATATTGTAAACGCTCGTCGGGCATGACCACGCGGTCGGCCTTGTACGAATCAACGTTCAGCACGCCAGCCCATTGAGCTGTAATCAGCTCTGCAATCTCGTCGTAAAGCTCTTGGCCTGTCGCTGATGCCGCGGTAATTCCTCCCGAGCCGCCGCTTGCGAATCCGGCATAATTCAGGAGGCCGGTGGTTTTCTGGCTGCCGTCGGTGCGGACCTGCCCGAGAAAACCGAGGTCGTCAATCTTGCGGTTGTAAAGTTCTGCATGACCTTCAAAGAACCGGCTGGGAAGGTTGATGTTCTCAAGCTCGGCCTGCTTCAGTTCGATCTCAGACCAATCAGACTCACCCTCCATTGTGAAAACTGGAATTGAATCATCCTCACCGCTGAGAGTAATCTTGCCGGTGGTGCTGGTGTTTGAACCAGATTCGCGAAAGCCGCCTTCAGTGCGCAGTTTGAGTTTGCGAATACTGGTTGCATAGCCACCCTCGTTGTTGACCGCGATTCCTTGCTGCAAGAACGTCAGGCCAGCGAACTCCTGCGTAAATATCTCGGCACTTACATGCTCAAGATTTCGCGCAAGGATAATTCCACCGGCATCCTTAAAGTTCTTCTTTGCGTAGGCAGTCGCAGCGTCGAAAGACTGCACCCCATAAAGGGATTTTACTCGTTTAATATCAGGTTTCATTTTTTTTCTCTCTCCCTTGATTATAGGTATTTATTGAAACGAACTAACCAAACGCCGGTAGCTTTCTGTTCCCAAAAAACAACGTCGCCAGCTGATATAATACCAGAAGCCACGGCAGCATCGGTAGCTTTTCCAGCGTCGGCGGTTGCGGTATTGATGACATTAACAGCGTCATATTTTGATGGGTCTGCGGTGCCCGTCACTGTGACAGTTGCAAAACCGAAGTTGATGACCTCAGCCACCTGGTCTATCTCCATGCCGCTTGTGCTGTAAATGCCGGTGCCAATCTCGCCGGTGATCTTGCGCTTTACGATACCCGCGATAACCGGGGTGTCAGATGCGTCGAGATTGTCGATTTGGCCACCATCGAACTTGCAGAAGCGGCCTTCGATCAGTCCATCCTCAAAAAGCTCAAAGGCGGACACGTTGTAAGGGCTGGCCGTAATGACCTCGCCCGCGCCAAGATCAGGACTGTCCTGAAGGGTAGTGTTGGTGAATGACATAGTTAAATCTCCTCTAGTGTTTTAGTTATCCGAGATTCAAGACCAGTAACGGGCTTTGAATCCCCGAATTGTGAATAATCGGTGTTCGGTTTACGCAACAGCTTGAAAGCGACCGGCAGTTCTGAGTCTTCAAATTTGTCAGTGCTCTGGGTTGACAAAGCATCAGCCATGACCCTGTTTGCGCTCTTGTCGCTGAAATCGTAATCAGCATCGAGGAAGTTGCGGGCCTTGGTGACCACTTCGGCATAACGCTTAACCTCGCCTTTGACGGCGCTGGCCACCGCGTCTTTGAATGCTTTTGAATCAGCAAACTGTTCTTTCGGCTTATCCTCTTCGGCCACTTCGGCTTCTTTCTTGGCGGCTGCCTCTTCGTCGGTCAGCTCTTCTTCTTCCATGCCTTCAGCCGGATCCTCATCGGTAACGGCTCCCTGCTCTTTGGCATACGCCATAATTTCCTGCATCGCAGGCATGAGTTTCACAAGCTGGTCAACGGGAACTTTTTTGATAGCCTCTGGAAGCGCTGTCGCGATTTCCACTACCTGTTCCAGGTTGACTTGCCCTTCAGCGTCAAAGAACGCCTTTTCTTTTTTTGTCATGTTTTTCTCCTCTGGTTTGCGATCTAAAAAGCTGCATAGCGGTCCACATCGTCCGTCCGATACAGCCGCTAGGTGATGTGGGACAATATTTATTTGCTCATAGTCCCATTTTGAGTGCGGGACAAGGTCGGCTTCGTACCCAAGGGACAACTGCCGTTTTTCTTTTAGTGTGATTTGTAGGGAGTCGCTCACTGATAGTTTGTTTCTGACAGCAAGCCTTGAATGCGTAGGTTCATCTACTTGATCTATTACAACGGATGATTCAACACGCCCGCCGTCGCTCGGAGCAGGTCCATCAAGACTAACATGCTCGCCGGTCAGGGGGATTCCCTTCATGGCGTGAGCCGCGTTGGCGATTGTTGCGGGGGAGCGGTAGACAGCAAAGACCTTGTCTGGCGGTTCCAGCCCGATCTCGGTGCCCAGGTACTCAAGCACCCCGTCGCGGATTGAAACCGCCGTGCGCTCGGTATCGGAGTATGTTGCAGTGTCGGCAAATTGCCGATGTAGCCTCTCTGCCATCGTATCAACCTATATTATTTTGGGCAATATAATCATTTTATAATCAATTGTCAAGCTATATTCAAATTATTTATTCATCCATTTCTGGAATGATCATTATTGCTGTACACCTGCAATTATAGTCCGTACCTGGGAGCAATGTTTTACCGTCGCAAGAAGAATATAAACCCTCGCTTAAGAGATATTCTTTTCCGTCCCTTGCTTGGTGACAGGTTCTTGTGCGCTCATCTCCAGCGGTTCGCCATATCGCTTTCGTAATCCCAAGATTCTGCGCTCTTGCTTTACTGGTCAAACTGTTGAAAGTGCTGATCTGCGTCCTCGCCACCATCTTCGCGTGTCCCTTGCGCTGCTCAACCATGCCATCAAACTGCTTCATGATCTCCGGCAGTCCTTTTCCCTCCGCCATCTGTCTGAGCGTGTTGCTGGTCCACTGTTGCAGTGTATCGTCGCGCATCTTCTTGATCCATTGCATCGTTTCGAGCTGGTAGGCTTTGATCTGAGATGTTAGGCCCTCGGTGGCTTCAAGCTCTTCGCGGCTGATTCCGATCTTCTCCTCGGCGCGGCGGTAGAACTCGGCTCTGTTGCGATTATCAACCTTGCTTGTGTATTTTTTAGCAAGATTTTCAATGCGCTTGTCGTCAAACTGCTTCAGCAACTTACGCCGGACTCGTGCGGCCAGGGCCAGAAAAATCTTGGCAAAGTTTCCTTCCTGAGCTGCGTCCGAGAATTTACTTATTGTATCCTGATTCAGCTCCTTGAATATCTGAGTTCGCCAGCGTTTCGACATTTGATCGACCATGTACTCAATGGCGTTACCGAACTGGCGTATCTCAGAGCGTGGCGGTTCTGGAGATTTGATTTGTGCGCCTTTGGGTGCTTTGACTTCACGCTTCATCTGCGCCGCCCGCCATTAATTGTTCAAGGTTCATACCGCCCTGCTCAGGCGTAGGCTCGGGTCCGTCGTCCGGCTTCCCAAACATCTCGTCGAAAGCGTCAACCTCGATCACGCCATGCTTCTCAAGATACTTTTCATAGTCAAGCCCCATCTGCCACAACACCAACGCGCTCTTGATAACCTCCGTCTCCTGCGCTACTCGGTCTTTGTCGCTCTGGCCCTGATTCTCCTTGAACCAAACGGCTCCCCGCCCGCAGAGTTGCATCAGTCTGTTGATATTGTCCAGCAGGTATTCTGATTGCAGGGACTTAATTGTCTGCATGTCAACCTGCCTGTCCCCTTCCCCTGATGCGCTCAGGCCTTTTGGCGGCTCTCCGACCAGAGTAGATAGTGATAAGCCCGTGACCATTGCCAGCCGTCGGAGGGTTATCATATCGGACTCGGCCAAATTGGTTAGCGACTGGGTGATACTCTCAATCGCGTCCTCCTCATCCACTATCCCCGCACCGTAGATCGAGCGTAGGTTTTCAAGTTCTGAGAAGTACTGGATCAGGGTCGACTCTTGCTTGTCTGCAAGCATATCCTTAAATCCCTTGATCTTGTAAAATATGGTAGATGATTTTTCAAGCATGGCCGGAACTGCTCGCTGTACTATCTGATCACTGACCAGCTCATTACGGATAAGCTCAAACTCGGATAGCCCACCGAAGAAGTATTCGGGTGCGTCGAACTCAACCGGTTTGAGGTATGTCATATCAATAACGCGGCTCGGGTGAATCGTGAACCCTCGCACGCTGTACGCCTTGGGTTTGAAATAGTTTGGGCTGCTCAGGTTGTACTCGACAGACTGAACATAAATCATGTCCCCGCTGAACACCTGAAACCTGACCTTTGACCAATCGTTAATCGTCGGAAGAGGTTGGCTCATATCTGCGCCAGGCTCTTGGACTACTATCAATCCGCGCCCGAAAGCTAGCATGTATTTGCAAGCGTCCTTGACGTGTTGCTGCAATCGTGCTTCGTAAAAGTCTTTATCGCCCTCACTCTCGAATTGCAGCGTGCCGTTAAGAGCCATTCCGGACTTTGTGCGGATGATTTTGCTACCGACGCCGGTCTTATAGATCGCCCTCAGCTCATCCCAGTCAACGCGGCTACTGGTCATCCGGTTGGTGGCGTGGGCGTTGCGGCGGTTAGCCAGCTTGCTTGTCAGACTGGTGATGCCGTCTGCGAATAGTTTTGGGATGCTCATGTTTTCCTCACAATATCCTTGAATAGTCAGTGATTGTCGAGACTCCTGGGGCAAATTGTATCATGGTCGCGTCCCCAGCGTTAGGAGATTTTGTACCGTTCGGTGCTTTGTTGATTTTCATCTTGCCAACATCGGTAAATCCGTATGTCGGTTGACTCAATTCATTCAGTAGTGTCTGCCGGTCATTTGCTGGGATATCTTCGCTTATACTTATCAGATCATCGGGGTTGTAGTCCATCCCCTCGACTACTGCCCGGTAAGTATTTTGGAACCTTACCCGTAAAGACCACCACCCCTGGGCCTTGAGATTTAGAAACATATCCTTGTTTTTTCTTCCCTTGATCATCTCTTTTTCCGGGTTATGCACGACCCCTGAGCCACGAAACTGATGGACTTTCTTCTTCTGCTGCCTTGCTGCTTTTCTCTTATCATTTATCACACGGGCATCACCCCTGACACCTGCTCCGAGCCCGTCGGCATCATATCGCATTGATTCAAGGTTCTCAGTGTCGCATATCGAGAATGCCTTTTCCACTGTACCCATAAATATCCGACCCCTTGCCGCTCCAGATCCGTATAGACTCGATAACAATGCCGTGTGCTGAAACAAAAGCGTTTTTATCTTTTCCTTCATCCGCTACATCGAGTGACCCCGATCTCTTGCCGGTAGGCTCAATCCCTAACTTACGATGTGCGCCAATTGCAGCCTGTGCCCACTCTGACGGAATCAACACGCCTTCGACAGACGCTTGGTAGTTGATGTCGATTTCTTGAGCTATTGTAATTGCGTCAAGTTCGTTGCACTGTTTTGCGTACCATTCATCATCTTTGCGCGGATCGTCTCGCCAGTGGAAAGTAAACACCTTCACCATGCCTGAATGCCGCTTCTCCGCAAACGGGTTAGCCATGCCGTGCGGGGTGCTCACGTCTATCCTGCAGTTTGTTGTCTGTGAAAGTGACGCTTCGACAAGTTCAGGCCTCTCTAAAAACGCTGCTCGTCTACAAAGTACAGAGATGATCTATCCCCCCGCCGATTCCATCCCCAGCCTCCCCGCTGATACTCGCCCGTGGCGCGAAGTTGATACGCATGTGCGGCGCGTGCTTGCGTGGATCCCAGTCAGGACGGAACTCAGACGGCACATTCTCGATAAACTTTCGAGCCTTCCAGAACAGAGACTTCGGGCTGCCGATCCGGTCGACATATTCTTCCTTGCGACTGCCGAATCCTATCATCATTCCATCGTGGAAAAGACATAGTGTAGATGCCAGTCCGACAGACAACCATGATAGCCCCATGTCACGGGTTTTTTCGGTCAGTCCGTTCTCTTGACCTTTCCATCTATCCATCGTCCATTGTATCCATTCGCGCTGAACGTGGGAAAAGAATAAAGGGGATTAGTGCAGGAAGACCCCGCTCTACATTTCTCGGATCGACGGTTACTCCCCAGTCTGAGATAAAGTCTGCGGGGTTGTCTCTGTAGTAGCTGCGCAAAGCAGGTATGCAGGCGGGATTCTCGCGGATGCGGTTTAGCCGCCCTACTCTGTCAGTAAAAACTGGTAAATAATCTGGGTTTTTAAAGTCGAAGTCATTCATCCTTACCCATGATTTTTTGGTATTGCTTCGCGGCTTCGATCGCGTCAACTGCGGTAATAGATGGCTGGGGTGTCATGCTTCTATCTGAGCTCGTGTGGTTGAGATCTTGCTGGTCCCTTTGACCAAGATATTGTTTCCCCAGCCAAATTAACATGGTCGGGTTTCTGTCCTCTGTCGCTAAATGTATTGTGCGCGTCGTATGCTTGTCCTTTCCCTTGACAGATTTTCTTTTATATAATTCCGAAAAACCTATTCCGTATTTTTTTACGAACCGCGGCCTGTATGGTGTCGTCAGTACATCCAAACCACTCGGCAATCTCCACCTGAGTGCATAGCATCATACATAGCTTATCGAACTCATCCCAATCTATTTCTGTCAAGGGTCTTCCGTTTGCTTTTTTACTCATGCTCCCTCCTGTCATCCTTATCTCAGTATTTTTTCACGTTTTCTGTTCTCTCCATCAAATTCCCTGTCTATCCAGTCTCGGAAAAACTCAAAATCACTGCATCCGTTGCTGATATAATACTGCTCGAACTGCGCATTGTCTGATAAATTTCCGCTTCCTGATATACAGAGCTTCGTCGATCCAGCCTGTATCAATATAATTTTAGAATGATTCCAATTAAATTTTACTCTAATTCTTCCGCTGTGGCTTCGCTTGTCAAACTCAGTTATCATCTGTGTGTATCTTTTAGGCATACGGAATTTTACGCTTTCTGACAGCATGATATCGAGATATCCGATCTTTCCTGAGTCAAAGTCCCTAAATAGCGATGATATAACGTCCTGATGCATATTAAACGTAGTTATCATTAGCCTGTCTATTTTTACATAATCAATTAGGGCCTGTTGAATAATCGTAAAGGCGTTAAAGGAGCCAGTTGATATTATCACCGACATTTCACCTTGTTCCGGAAAGCCTACGCTTGCAAAATCCTTTAGCTGCAACAGGTGGCGGGCGGTGTATTTTTGTAATCGCTTCTCTGCTCTCCTGCGGCCAATGTCACCCCTGCTCTCGGCCTCGTCTACAAGATCATCAGAGTCTCGATTATCTATGACATCTTTTTCTTTTCCAGAAGATAATTTCAAATCGGCAAAACTAAGATCATCAGAGTCTTGATTATCTATGACATCTTTTTCTTTTCCAGAAGATAATTTCAAATCGGCAAAACTAAGCTCATCGACTGCAAAACTAAGATCATCGACTGTCATAATGCCTCACGGTCGTATACAAGTGAATAGATAGAGTTCATATTACAAATATAAAAAAATTTATCGGTTAGTCCGCAAACCTGCGGTTTTTATTTCCGGGTGGCTGGGGCACGAAGAAGAAAAGGACAGAAAATAGTTTGCAGGTTAAAAAGTTATTTGTTATCTTATAGATGTAAGGATCGACAGCAGCAACAA